CTAACAATTGGAGCTTTTCATTAATTCGCTGAATTTTTGAGAAGCTTCTTTTTTCATGTCCTTAGTAATGTGCAAATAGATTTCTCTTGTTATACTATCGTCCTTATGTCCAAGTCTCTCCATAATTTCTTCTAAGCTTACACCAGCTTGAGCTAACAAGGATGTATGAGTGTGCCTAAGTCCATGAGGTGTTATTTCTTTTTTAATATTGTTATGCTTAATCAACTGTGACATTTTGTTCTCAATTTGCTTCGGAGTTTCGGGATAACCTGAGTATTTTATTACTTTTGTAAAAACAAAATCTTCCGGATGCCACGACGGTATTTTTAATCTTAACTCACTTTGACGTGCCCTATGGCTTTTTAACTCTTTAATCAAATCATCATCAATTGTAATTTTACGCTTAGATCCTTTTGTCTTCGGAGTTAATAAGGTGTATTTAACCGTGTTGTTGGTAGGATTGTAATATGTTTTATATATGTTAATTTCTTTATTCTTAAAATCAATGTCTTTCCATTTCAAGGCACATAATTCTCCAACTCTTATGCCCGTATAAGACAACGTCATAAATATAGTATATGTTTGTTCGTCTGTATCTTGCTCTGCCGCGTTCAGAAATTCATCAAGCTCAACTTTCTCAAAATATTTTGGTATTTCATGCTCATTCTCTAATTCTTCTACAGTTTTTTGGTGCTTGGGTAACACAGCATATTTTGTTGGATTTATTTTGATATACCTTAATTCTATGGCTTTTTCAAAAACACATTTAGCAGTTCCGTGTATTCCTTTTAAGGTGTTTTCTGAAAATTTATCATTGAGATATAAAAGAAAATCCTGATACATTGAATCAGTTATATCTTTTAATTTTACTTCTTTAAAATAGATAAGCATATTACTAGTTTCGTGCTTCCTAACCCTCACTGTACTTATTTTTACCGTACCAGTTTTCTCATACAGTTCTAACCATTTCTCTATAAATTGTTTTAATGTGATTTCAGATTCATTAATGTATGTCCCATCAATATATTCGGTTTGAATCTTAGCAAGAGCTGCTTGACATTCTCTTTTGGTTTTAAAGCCGCCTTTACTTTTTTGTTGACGTTTGTTTGTAATCAAATCTTTGCCTAAATCGATAACATATGTGTAAGTATTTCCTCTTCTGTAAATATGACCTTTCATAACATCACTTCCTTTTACATTTGTTTACGTATATATTATATATTAGGCTTGCAAATATGCAAGTCATTTCTTGCAATAACGTAAAAAAAATAGCTGTAAAAGGCTATTTTGTATTTTTAAGATATTCTTCTAGGCTAATAATGCGGTTTTTTATATTTTCAAGTTCATTAAATATTTTATTTTTATTAATATTAGGCAGCTCATCAATTCCTATTAAATAATCCAAGGAAGTATTATAAAGCTTTGCAATTTTTATTAAAGTTTTCAATCCGGGCATTTTATAATCATGCTCATATGAATTTAACGTTGATACAGATATTCCTATTTTATCAACTGCTTCCTTTAATGTTAAATTTTTGTCTTCCCGTAGTTTTTTAAGTTTATCACCAAACGTTCTCATAATAAGTAAATTATAATATCAAATCGGCTTTATTACAAACGAAAATGTCGAAAAGTGTAAATATATACTTGACTTTATACAATTCAGAATTTAAAATGTTATTAATATAAAATTAGTCTAAAAATAGTAGATTGGCCTTAATTTTTTTGAAGAGGTTTCCGAATAATTTAATAATAAATAGTTTGACAATCTTTTGCAATTGGATTATAATTAATTCGAACGTACGTTCTGATAATTTTAGGGGGACAAAATGGAAAAAACAGAAATGGATGAATTTAAAGAAAACGTAAAAGAATTAGAAAAAATGATTATCCAACTTAAAGAAGTTGGTAGCAACACAGCCATACTAAGATTAATAGCAATTGTAAGGGATTATTTAAAAGACAAAGCAATATCAAATTAAATGATATTGCTTTCTATAATTATTTTTAATTTACTTTTTTGCTCACTTGATAAATCTATAATTTTCTTTACTAATTTTATATCTTCCTCTGAAGATTTAATTATACTTTGTACTAATTCGATTATATCTTCATCATCTGTATCTAACAAGCTTCCATAAGATTTAAAGCTGTCTTCTTCTTTCCAACCCATTATAACATTGGGAGATATTTTTAATATTTTAGCCAATGCAGCAATTCGACTTCTTTTCATATCAGCAATATCGCCCGATTCCCATCTAGAAACAGTTGCTTCTGATACACCAACAGCTTTTGCAATATCTAACATAGTAAGACCCAGTTCAGTTCTTCTACTTTTCAATATATTTTTTATTTCTTCCATTTTTTACTATCGCCCCTTTCCACAATGTATTATATATTATGTTTTAACTTTATGCAAGAAAAAATTATATTATTTTCAAAAAAACTTGCGTTAACGTATTGACATATGGATTATATTATACTATAATAAACTTACTTAAACGTAAGAAGGGAGGGACAAGTTATGTTTAATAGAAATAAGCTTAGAGCAAAGATACTAGAGGCAGGCCTTACTGTCAAAGATATAGCAATAAGGTTAAAAAAAAACGAAGCTACAATTTACCGAAAAATGAATAACGGTGAGTTTACAAGAGCGGAGATGCAGGAACTGCTTAATATTCTAAATCTTGATGTTAAAACTTTCAATGAAATTTTTTTTACTTAAAAACTTACGTAAACGCAAGTGAACCGGGAGGATGTGTATGTATAAGCAACTAGAAGATTTACCAGACATTATGACAGCGGAAATGCTTTCTCAGTTTTTAGGGCTTAGTAAAAGAAGGATATATGAACTAATGGATTTAAACAAAGAAGCTGGCGGGCTACCTTGCCTAAGAATTGGAAGATGTAAAAGAACTTTAAAAACGGATCTTATTAATTGGATTAATAAAACTAAGGAGGGCAAATGAACGAAGTAAAAAAATCTGCAAACAAAACACCTATTGAAATGTTATTAGGCGTTGATGAAAAAGGAAGAACAACAGCAAGAAAACTTTATGAATTTTTAGAACTTGCAAAAGGACAATTTTCTAGATGGGCAAAAGCAAATATAACAGATAATCAATTTGCAGAAGAGGGAATAGATTATGAGGGGTTCGACATTGATGTCGAGGGTAACAGTGTAAAAGATTATTACCTTACGGCTGCATTCGCTAAAAAACTTTCTATGACAGCAAAGAATGAAAAAGGCGAGCAGGCAAGAGATTATTTTATTAAAGTTGAAGACGGAGCAGTAAAACTAACATCATATCTTAATGGATTATCAACAGAAATGAAGGCAATTTTAATGCACGACAAGAAAATAGAAACTGTTATCAGCAGAGTGGACAAGCTCGAAAACACAATGACAATTGATTACGGACAGCAAAAAGAACTTGAAAGTATCAGGAAAAGCAGGGCTATAAATGTTTTGGACGGTATTGGAAGCAATGCATACAAATCAATCAGTAAGAAAGCATTCCAGGCGATAAGCAGAGACTTTAAAGAATATTTCAATATAAATGCATATAATAATACTCCGTCTGCGCGGTTCGAAGAAGCTAAAACCTACTTGCAAAAATGGCAACCTGACAATAACTTATTAATAGAAATAGAGAGAGCAAATAATATAGGAGGTCAATCATGGAAAAACAATATCCAATGACCCCAATCCGCTACTCCGGCAAAGTCAAAGACCTAAGAAAATATTTAAAAGAATTGGAGGACAAGCATGTTAATCAGAACGCAAAATAAAAAGAGTTTAGTAAACTTAAATAATATTGACTTTATAACAACAGGCGGTGAGAAAAGTATAATTACATATTTTGCGGGAACTCAGCCACAAAGTTTGGGAACGTACTCAACCAAAGAAAAAGCAATCAAAGTGTTGGATAAAATCGCAGACGCGTACTGTTGTAGCAAGTACACTGAAAATCACTTTAACGGATGTACAAACGGTCCTAGTATTGTAGAAAATAACGTGGTGTTTGAAATGCCACAGGATAACGAGGTGATAGAATGACTTTTGTAGAAAAAGCAATAGAAAGATTAAACGAATTAATAGAACAATCGGCAGAAAATTCAGAGGAGCATACTGACTATGTGGTGATGAAACAGGCTTGCGGAAAGCAGTTACCGAAGAAAATATCTTTCGGCAGCAATAAAAATCATGAAAAAGATAGATTTGGCGGAGAGTGCGGAGCTTGCATTACAACCTTACGAAAACACACAAAATATTGCCCTAACTGTGGGCAAAAAATTGATTGGGGTGATGAACAATGACCGAAAAGCACCAATATTGCACGAATTGCAAAAGATATAAGCTTAACGGTGGCAATTGTCTTGGTGTTAGAAGCCGGCATTGTAAGAAGTATAAGGAGGTACGGGATGACCGAAAAGCTTAAGAGTTGCCCAATATGTGGTAAAGAATTAATAGTTTATGGTCCCGAAGATTGGGAACCTACATTTTATGACCCCGATAGTGGTGGAGAACCTTATCGTGCGGTATGCGATTGTGGCTTTGAGTTCACAAAAGGACATTATGATTATAGAGATTTTGTAAGGGCGATAAACACCCGGGCAGCAGACGAAAACCCTCCGTTGACATACGAAGAACTGCAGAACATGGAAAACGAACCTGTATGGCTAATTCCAAAATGCGGTGAGCCGTATTGGGATATTGTAAGAACAGATTGCGGGTATGAATATCCAATTGTTTACTTTCAAAACACAAGATTTGGAGCATATCAGAAAAACGGATACGGCAAAACATGGCTTGCGTACAGGAGAAAACCGGAGGATGTGAATTAATGAGAGGCGGCCCATATTGGTAGAAAACTTGGACAAGATTAGAAAAATTATGAAGGAGGAAACCCTATGACATGGATACCAGACTACAAGTCATTATAAGTGAGTTCCGCAGCATCATAGCCAAGGACGGTGAAGTCGATGAAGAAGATTTAAGGAGTTGGATTTCTTTAGATGACGAAATAGACGACAAATATAAAACGGAAGAAGGCATTAAACCTCTAATAGCCGAAATAACCAAGCCTGAAAAACTAAACGACCGGGAAGAAATATCAGTACAGCGTATGAAATTGTATGAACTTGGTTGGACCGACAAAATGATAGGTGACTTTCAAGGCACAACACCCATGGCAATATATATGTGGCGGAGAGTTAGGAAATTAAAATCAAATTCTGTAGAAGGAGGACAGAATGAAGCGGTTAACAGAACAACAAAAAGAAACGGTTGAAAAAAACATTAACTTAATTCATCACATTTTAAAACAGTACAATTTTGTGAAGTTAGGAAGTCAAGAATATAATGATTACTTTCAACAGGGAGCATATGGTCTATGCTTGGCAACACAGAGATTCGATGAAAGTCGTGGATTGGCGTTTGCAACATTTGCATCTTCGTACATAAACGGATACATATTACGATATTATAGAGATTTTGCACAAGGACCTATTAGGCCGACAAGACGGCAATTAGATGCCAAAGAACTACCACAGTATATTTATTACAACGCTGTTTTAAACGATGATAACGGCAATGAAACAGAGATATTAGAACGACTGCAATTTGAAAGTTCTGACAGTTATTTTGACAATGATATTATTTTTAAGGTTGATTTTGAGAGCTTAAAATCTAACTTAAGCTTAAGGGAAAATCAAGTATTAGATTTGGCTATGGCAGATGTTGGTCAAGTGAAATCAGCTGAAATAATAGGAATATCGCAACCGCAAATCGGCAGAATCAAGAAGAAAATATATAATAAAATTAAGGCGGTGATATAAATGCCATCAGACAAAATTCAAGAGGTAAAAATACGATTCAATAACCTACCCCCTGAACAAAAAACAGAAGATTATTTTATAAGTAATTGGAACAGATTCAAATTACCAAGCAAGAAGGCTGCAAAGTGGTTTTACAACAATTATTTAAAAGTAAATAGCGTGTTGGCGTGTTGCTGCGAAGAAACTTTTTAAACACTGCAAATGGTTATAAATAACTGTTTGTGGTGTTTTTTTCACCAAATTTAAAAGGAGGAACATATGAATCACGATTCAATAAAAAAAGACTTGCTTGAGTTGGGAGCAAGAGCAAGCCTCAAAGGATTAAATTATACTGCACGAGCAATTGAATTATATCACACCGGATGCAGGGTTACAAGCGATAACGGTATATACGGAATAATCGCAAAAGAAAATAATGATACTCAATCCAGGGTGGAAAGAGCTATCCGGCATATGATACACGAAATGCATGGCCGTGTTGGCAAAGAGGAATTAATGAAAAGAATCAGCGGAAAATACGGCATTATATTGTATGCAACCGATTGGGAAAAACCGCCGTCAAATTCGGAGTTTCTAGCAGTTATTAAGTTAGGGATAGAGAATAAAAAAAATTAGGAGGAAATATGAACGCAAGCAAATACAGAAACATAGAACAATCAACACCGAAAATATCTCCGGTAATGGTTGAGATAACAATAATAAAAGGAAATCAGAGCATAACATTAAGCCCTGAAGATTACGCCAGATTACAAAGGCGAATGGAAAATGCGTTTATGAATTCTTTGATTGTAGTGGAGGAGTAAATGCGAACAATAGAAGAAATTAAGGCGGATATTGAGAAATCAAAACAAGTTATAGAATATGAACATTCAAGAGGAAGGTCCTCTCCGCGAGGTGATATGGAAAAACTAAAGCGATTGTATTATGAATTACTTGCAAGAATTGCTGATAGCATTCCATATGATCGCCTTGAAGAAATCTGTAATGCGGAGAGAGAAAACAACTTAATTATTTTGACCGAACAATTAAAACTCTCTATGAACGCAGGAGCAAGGGCAATTGAATCAAACAAGCGATATTCACACGGTACAGAATATATTTGGAATGTTTTAAGCGATGACAGTAAAACAATTCATTATGTAGAAGCTGCAAAGATTTTAAGAGAAGCGGCAAAAATGGAATAAGGAGGGTACTTAAGTGTACAAATGCAACGAATGTAACACAGTATTTGAAACCCCAAAAGAATACGTCGAGCCTGAACAGGTTTATGAAGGCTGCCCTGATGCCAATTGCCGTGGAGCATACGAAGAAGTCTTTAAATGCTCTTACTGCGACGAATACAAACCTCATGATGAAATACACAAGGACATATGTTATGAGTGCGCAGAGAAGGAATATAAGGATAGGCTAGGGCTGAAATACATAGACAAATACAGAGACTTCTATCTCAATGCCTATGGGGTCGAAAAGTTTGATAAGGATTTAAAAGATGATTTGATAGACGTGTTAGAAAAGGCATACAAGGAAGATATCGACATGGATAATGACTGGAATCATAAATTAGCAAGGATTGAGGAATATTGCCTTGAGTTTATGGATGTGTGGGTGGAGTTTTTGAAGGAGGAAATATGATTGAAAATATTTGCTGATACAAGGAAGTTGAACCATGAACAATGGCTTGAACTCAGAAAAAAAGGAATAGGCGGTTCGGAAGCCGCCGCCATAATTGGATTAACTCCTTACATAACGCCTTATAAATTATGGGCTGAAAAGACAGGCAGACTTCCTGAACAAGAGGATAACGAAGCAATGCGGCAAGGGCGAGACTTAGAAGAATATGTAGCAAAGCGTTTCGAGGAAGCTACAGGTAAGAAGGTTAGAAGACAGTATAACATGCTCATGCACGATAAATACGATTTTATACACGGAAATATAGACAGACAAGTAATCGGAGAAAAAGCAGGGCTTGAATGTAAAACAACAAGCATAATGAACCTTAAGAAATTTAAAAACGGCGAATTCCCTGATAATTATTATGTCCAATGTGTCCATTATATGGCAGTGACAGGTTATGAAAAGTGGTACTTGGCTGTACTTGTTTTAAATCAAGGATTTTACCATTTTGAAATAAAGCGTGACGAAGAGGAAATAAATGCCTTAATAAACGCAGAGATTGAATTTTGGAATAAACATATTATACCTGATATTGCACCGCCTGTGGACGGATATAAGCCTACAACAGAAGCTATTGACAAAGTATTCCGTAATGCATCAGATGATGAATGTCAGCTTATAGGATTATCGAACATTGAAAATCTTCTTGATTTACAAAAAACAAAGATTGCTTTGGAAAAAGAAATAAGGAGACTACAACAGGAAATTAAAATTGAGCTAGGCGAATGTCAAACAGGATATTGTGACAAGTACCAAATCACTTGGAAGAAGATAGGCCGGACAACGGTATCAAAAGAACTCATCAGAAAAGTTTACCCAAAGATTGACTTGTCTAGGATAAGCAAATCAATATCTTTTAGGAAATTCAGGATAATAAATATGGAGGAAAAAGGGAATGCAACTAATTAAAATCACGCCTGATAAAGTGCAAATAAAAAGCAACAATGAACAGCTTGGGAATATGAGCCTTAACAGTTTAATGTCGGTAGAAGATAAGGATAAGGGCGTAAACCTTATATCTATAATATCAGCGATATCAAAGAATGAGGAAACAGAGCAATTTGATAACGACGGGGAACTGCTAGAAACTGATGCTACAAGTACGATAGATTGTAGTATTATCGGCAGCTTGGTAAATGGCAAGTTTTCAAAGTCGGTTGATGTCTACCCGACAACAAATGTTCAAATCAAGGAACTTAACAAAGATGAATTTGAAGGTATGCTTCACGGTAATGTTGGAGCTTCTCTTCTTGGCATAGGTAAATATGCCAATTACGGAAATACAGCCTATTTAGATGCTAATAAGCTTTTCCAAAGACACGCTGCTATCCTTGGCAACACAGGAAGTGGAAAGAGTGTTACCGTAACAAATTTCCTTGAAAAAATCAAGGAATATAAAAGCTCAAACGTAATCCTATTTGATGTACACGGTGAATACTCGGATTTAAGTTTTGTTAAAAAAATCAAGATAGGCAACAATGATTTAAGCTTTCCAATTTGGTTTTTACCGTTTAAAGATTTTTATGCAAACTTATTAAAAATTAAAGAGGAAACCGCACAGAATCAAATCGCTATATTGAGAAAGGCGTTTTATTCAGCAAGACAAAGCGAATTAGGCGAAGATATTCCGGTAGAATATTATATCAACGATATTATCGAATACTTGGAGCAAGAAAATAATCTCGAAGTAAGCACAGGAGAATTTTATAAGACTGGAGATAGAGCAGGACAAGCTAAAACCGTAAAAGGTGACAACAACGGAAAACTGACAAGCTTGATTACTCTTTTGAAAGACAAGCTTATCGATAAAAGATATGCTTTTATGTTCGATTATCAATCTCAAAGCTATTTATATGATTTTGTAAAAGAGATATTGGACATAAAAGAGAAAAATATAAAGGTAGTTGATTTTTCAGATGTTCCGCATGATATGATACCTGTTTTGATTGCTGTTATAGCAAAGCTTGTTTACAACGTACAGCTTCAGCAGGACAGAAGAGATTTATTGCCGCTTGAACTGATCTGCGATGAAGCTCACGTATATATACCGTCAAGTGATTTGATGCTTGGAGCAAGTCAAAAGAGATTGTTGGAAATATTTGAAACAGTTGCAAAAGAAGGGCGAAAATTCGGAGTTAGTTTGCTCTTGGTAAGTCAAAGGCCGTCAGAAATTAATAAAACCATACTTTCTCAATGTGCTAATTATATTGTGCTGAAGCTGTCAAACGATAACGACAAGCAACTTATTAAATCGTTATTGCCGGACGGCAGTAAAAGTATTATAGATAGCGTCAATTTATTCAAGCCAGGAGATTGCTTGGTTGTCGGTGATTGCGCAGATATAACATTTAAAATTAACCTCGACATGCCGTCAGAAGTGCCGAACAGTTTCACGATAAACACAGCCGATATTTGGCAGGAAGAAAAAGAACTTAATATCAGAGATTTATTAAATAAACTTATGGAGGATAAATAACTATGGGAAAAATTCAAAACGCAGTAACACAAACACAAACAAATCAAAACGCAGCAGCACAAGCTTTGGAGAATAAAAAGAAGCAACCTATAACAGTATTGATGAATAGTCTGCTTGACAGTGAGGGTTATAAAAAAAGATTCGAGGAATTGTTAGGCAATAGAACGCCGCAGTTTGTATCAAGCGTAGTATCTTTGGTTAATGCGGAGCCGAATCTTCAAAAGGCATTTTACGAAGCACCTGTAACTATTTTACAAGCTTCATTGAAAGCTGCAACATTCAATTTGCCTATAGACCAGAACTTAGGATATGCGTACATTGTACCATTTAATAATACCGTTAAACATTCAGACGGTTCATCTTCTAAGCGTATGGAAGCAAACTTCATCATGGGTTGGAAGGGCATGCATCAGCTTGCGCTTAGGACCGGAGTGTATGAGACAATCAATGTAACGGATGTCAGAGAAGGCGAACTAAAGAGTTATAACCGTTTAACAGAAGAAATTGAATTAGATTTCATCGAGGATGAAGAAGAACGAGAAAAGGCCAAAATAGTTGGTTATGTAGGCTATTACAGATTGATAAATGGGACAAAAAAGACTGTATACATGACAAGAAAACAAGTAGAAAAACACGAACAAAAGCACCGTAAGGGTCAATGGATGGGCAAGGGTTGGCGTGATGATTTTGATGCAATGGCATTAAAAACTGTTTACCGTAGATTGATTGGTAAGTGGGGTATTATGTCAATCGACTATCAAAAAGCGGATAAGTCAACCATCGCAGCGGCTGAGGCACTTGCAACAGGCAAGTTTGATGACGAGGACACTCTTGATGACAATATGATTAATACTGATTATGAAATAGAATCCGACGATGATTTGCCAGATTGTTTAAAAGGGAATACAGAAGAATAAGTATTCAAAATAATTAATAAAGATAAGAGGGGAGCAATCCCCTCAAAGGCGGTGATAAGTTGTCGGACGGATGGATAAGTCTTCATAGGAAGATTACAGAACATTGGCTGTGGATAGATAAGCCGTTTGACAAACGGTCTGCGTGGATTGATATGTTGTTAATGGCGAATCACGATGATAATAAATTTCTTTTAGGAAATGAGTTGGTTGAAATAGAAAAAGGCAGTTTTATTACATCGGAGTTAAAGCTTATGGAGAGGTGGGGTTGGAGTAAGGCAAAAGTAAGAGGATTTTTAACCTTATTACAAAATGATTCAATGATAGTCAAAAAAACCGACCACAAAAAGACCGTAATAACCATTGGAAAATACAACGAATATCAGAATATACAAACCACAGAAGAACTACAAAAAGACCACAAAAAGACTGCAAAAAGACCACAAAAAGACACAAACAATAATATAGATATAAATAATTATATATATAAAGCTATTAATGATTACTCTAATAATAATTATTTAAAACAAACACTTAAAGATTTTATAGATATGAGAATAAAAATAAAATCACCTATGACAGATAAAGCTTTTGATATGTTGCTTAAAGAATTAAATAAACTAGCTTCTACTGATGAACTGAAAATACAAATTTTAGAGCAAAGCATAATCAATAATTGGAAATCAGTTTATGCAATAAAGCCACAGAATAATAATTCTAAAAGCAATCAAAGCACTAATAAGCAAAGTAGTTTAAGTGAATTGTTAGAAATGATTGAGGGAGGTGCATTTGATGAACAAGAAAGAGACTTCTAAAATAATAGCGGTTCTAATGGCTTCATACCCAAACTTTTTAAACAACAAGAGTTCAGATGATATACAGGCTACAATCAGCGTTTGGCATGAAATGTTAGCGGATTACAGCTATCAAGAAGTAAGTATAGCAATTAAAGCATGTATCACACAGGGCAGGAATGGATTTGCTCCTTCAATAGGACAAGTTATTGATAAGATAATAGGCTTTAAAAATCAAGATACTGAAATGACAGAGCAAGAAGCCTGGAATCTAGTAAGTAAAGCAACCAAAAATTCAGCTTACCATGCAACGGAGGAATACGAAAAATTGCCAGAGGTCGTTAAGCAAATACTTACTCCTTCTCAACTCAAAGAATGGTCGCAAATGGATGCTGATACGGTTCAATCTGTTGTTGCTTCAAACTTCATGAGAAGCTATAAAGTAAAGTTATCAAGTAACAGAGAATATCAAGCTTTGCCAAACGACGTTAAGAAACTAGTAGATAACGCAACTCTGATGATTGAAGACAATAAAAATGACTAAAGAGTGTTACTAATGCATAGATACAGGGATAATCATAGTTCCAATGGTTGCTAAAAACGGAAAGGTCTATGATTACATGTTTCAATGCAGCTGCCACAGAGGGAGTTATCACAGCCAATTGCCAAAGATTGATATAAGCGTTCCTGAAAATAGAGAGTTTCTTAAAGAGTTAGCTGATAAAAATTACAAGATGTTAAGCGAAAGCCCTAAAACGCGTTTAAATGAATTTTAACCCTTGGACAAGCAAACGGTCGTTGAAATAGTTATCGTGACGGGAAAGGATGTTTAAAGGCGTATAAAGAGATTTTAAATAAAACAGTTAAGGAGAGAAATGCATGAACATAAAAATTGATAAAGATTATTCGATAAAAAGTGACGACAGGAATGTGATTCTTGTAAAGAACAGAATTGTAAAAGAGGGAAAGAATCAAGGTGAAGTACAAGAAGACCCAGTAAGCTATCACGGAACATTAGAAGGAGCTTTAAAGGACTATAAGAGAGTAAAAATCAATTCTTCCGAAGCAACGGCAATGAATGAATTGTTTGCAGCTATAAAGGAGATTGACAGAAAGATTGAAGAAGTTTTGAAAGGGAATTAAAACTGCATAATTATTCAAAGAAAGGAAGTGTATTTATGAAAATATGTTTTCAATGCACAGAACGTCATCTTGGTTGTCACGGCGAATGCGAAAGATACAGAAAAGAGAAAGAACGGATTGAACAGGCTCACAAGAAAAGAGATGAGTACATAGAAAATTACAATGCAATGTTTAATGCGAAGAGGAGGTAAAGATGAAAAGCAAACTATTATTGATACTTTTACTATTTATGTTCGGAATGTTGGTTTTGACATTGCAGCAAAATGACAGGATGCATGAATTAGAGATACAGAGTTATGAAAACAGGCTGATTAAAGTTGAAAACAGATATTTGAGAGAAAAAGAGCGGCATGAGGAAACAAAACTTGAATTGGCTTACACAAAGAGGATTCTTTCTGACAAGGACAAGCAGGTACAAATCAAGTATTTAGGAAAGTATACGGTTACTGCTTATTGCGGTTGTGAGATTTGCTGTGGTGATTATGCTCTTAACAGGACAAAGGGGATAGTTTATGGGGCGTCAGGAGTGGAACTTCAAGAAGGCGTTTCGGTAGCATCATCATTACCGTTTGGAACAAATCTGATCATTGAAGGAAATAAATATACAGTACAAGACAAGACGGCTGAATGGATTGAGGATAAATACGAAGATAAAATCATTGATTTTTACTTTGAAAATCATTCGGACGCTGTGGATTTTGGGAAACAAGTAAAGGATGTGTACGTGATTGAGTAAAGTAATTGATATAACTGGTCAAAAATTCGGGAGATTAACTGCAATAAAAAGAGAAGGTTCAAATTCAGACGGAAAAGCATTATGGCTTTGTAAGTGTGATTGTGGCAATAAAGTCATTGTAGTTGGAAAAAGTATAAGGAATGGGCATACAAAAAGTTGCGGATGCTTAAGTGTTGATAGAACTCGGAGTATGGGAAAATCAAACTTAAAACACGGAGATTCTAAAAGCCGATTATATAATGTTTGGAGAGGTATATTAAAACGTTGTAATAATCCTAATAATCATGCTTATGAGAATTATGGCGGAAGAGGAATCAAGATATGTGAACAATGGGAACATAGTTATGAAAAATTCATGAAATGGTCCTTTGAAAATGGGTACGAGGAAGGATTGTCAATAGATAGAATAGATAATGACGGCAACTACGAACCAAGCAATTGTAGGTGGGTTACAGCAAGTGAGCAAAGCAGAAACAAAAGAGATAATGTATTAATTACCTATAAAGGAAAAACCTATTGCATGACAGACTGGGCGAAAATAATTGGAATCAACGTTGATACTCTTTGGAGAAGAATCAATGAATATGGATTTAGTGCTAAGGAAGCTGTTGTTATAGGAAAACATAAAGCAAGAAAGAATAATGCAAGAGCACTCGGTAGGCATATGGCGAAGGTTTATGTGTTGAAATAACAATTATTAGGAGGACATTTTGAAAGAATTGATAGTGGTTTTATTTGCAGGAGCAGGAGGGTCAGACGAAGGAATTAAAGCGGCCGCAGGAAGACATGTTGATATAGCTGTAAATCATGACCCCATTGCTATATCCATGAACAAAGTAAATAATCCCAACACAAAGCATTATATTGAAGATGTATGGGAAGTTGACCCTATGGAAGCCACACAAGGTCAACCTGTAGGTCTGTTATGGATGTCGCCGGATTGTACATATTTTAGTAAAGCGAGAGCAAATAAACCAATAGATAGAAAAGGCAGAAAAGTAAGATGTTTAGCATGGGTAGGCGTAAGATGGGCAAAGCTTGTACGACCAAGAATAATCATGCTTGAAAACGTGGAAGAGTTTCAGGGCTGGTGTCCGTTGATTAAGAATGAAAAAGATGAATTGATTCCTGACCCCAATAAAAAAGGTGAGACATTTTATAAATTTGTAAATTCCTTGAAGAAATTAGGATACGAGGTTCAATTTAGAGAACTTCGGGCTTGCGATTATGGGGCGCCGACACTCAGAAATAGATTTTATATGATAGCACGTTGCGACGGTGAAAAAATAGTATGGCCAGAGCCAACACACGGGGATCCAGAACAAATAGAGGTACATCTTGGACTACTAAAACCTTGGCGAACTTCGGGAGAATGCATTGATTGGAGTATTCCATGCCCTAGTATATTTGCAACGTCTAAGGAAATTAAAGACGAATATGGTATTACTGCAAAGAGGCCATTAGCAGAAAAAACCATGAAACGTATTGCATTGGGTGTTAAGAAATTTGTTATTGATAATCCAGAGCCGTACATATTAGACGATAGAGCATCTTTCTTAATTCAGTATCATTCTGAAACATCAAAATACGATGTCAGGGGACAAGAATTGAGCAAGCCACTTATGACAATTGATACCAGCCCCAGATACGCTCTTGTGAGTGCTTTTATAACAAAGTTTTATAAGTCGGGGATAGGTCAGAGTTTAAAGGAACCGCTTCATACAATTACAACAAGCCCAGGACATTTCGGATTGGTACAGGCTTTCTTGATTAAATACTATGGTGATGGCGTGGGCCAGTCATTAACAGAGCTTTTGCATACTATAACAACACGTGAGAGATTTGGACTTGTAACTGTAATGGGAGAAAAATATCAGATTACCGACATCGGAATGAGGATGCTTCAGCAACATGAACAATATAAAGCTCAAGGCTTTCCTGAAAGTTACATATTTACTCATGATGAACACGGGAATCCGATAAGCCGGGCTGAACAAAATGAGAAGTGCGGAAACAGCGTATCGCCGCCTGTGGCAGAGGCACTTGTGAGAGCAAATTATAGGGAACGGATTTATGAAAATGTTGTATAGGAGGTTATTATGACAGACCAAGAAAAACAGCAATTGAAAGATGAAATAATGAAAGAAGTGCTTGCAGAAATGAACAAACTGGAAGACAAAGACCACTCCAAGCAAACATTGCAAGAGGTAAGAGAGAAATGGTTTAAAGGCGAAAAATTAAATAGTCTTTCTACATCAACTCTTGAATCAACTATGGAAAAAGTATTCGGTAGATTTGTTCCGTGGAAAGTGTGGGATGAAGTAAGAAGAATTACTTGCCGGATATGCGGAGTTGGGAGATTAACAAATTTGGAAGATACAAAGTTTGCCAACCATGTTGCAGACAAGCTGTGCCAGACTGTTTACGATTTAAGGGTTGAGTATATGGAGAAGTGTGGAGAGGGGAAAGAATAAATATGGAGCTATATCGTGACAATTTTCAGAATTTTAAACGCTATAACATACCTAAGGCGCAGCTAATTATTGCTGATATACCTTATAATATCGGCAAAAATGCTTACGGAAGTTCACCTCTCTGGTATATCGACGGCGACAATAAAAAAGGCGAATCAAAAAAAGCAGGGAAACAGTTCTTCAATAGTGATTCAAACTTTAACTTAGTAGAGTACATGCACTTTTGCAGTAAATTGCTAATAAAAGAACCTAAAGAACGCAATAAAGCACCTGCAATGATTATATTTTGTGCTTTCGACCAAATGCAAATGCTGATTGAAACAGGGAAAAGATACGGTTTTAAACATGGATTCCCGATGTTTTTTATAAAAAACTATAGTCCACAAGTTTTAAAAGCAAATATGAAAATAGTCGGAGCGACAGAACATGCGGTAATTCTGTCTCGAAATGAAATTAAAGATGAAACGCTCATTATAGATGGCACAGAGCACGCAGTAATCTTATATAGGGATAAATTACCTAAGTTTAGGAATGACGGAAAAATGATATTCAATTGGATGTGGTGGGAAAGAGATAACATAACACCTAAAATACATCCTAACCAAAAACCTGTACCACTCCTTAGAAATCTTATAGAGATATTCACAGATGTTGGTGATGTAGTAATTGATCCTGTGGCAGGAAGCGGAACAACATTGTTAGCAGCAGAGCAATCAGGGCGAAAGTCATACGGATTTGAAATTACAAGAAAGTTTGTTAATGATTTTAATGAGAAGTTGGCAAAGAACGTTCAGATACAATTTATAACATTAGTTAGGAGGCACAATGTTCGAACTTAACAGTTTCCTATGTATGGATTGTATACAAGGAATGAAAGAAATTCCCGACAAATATTTTGATTTAGCTATTATTGACCCTGAATACGGTAGAAAAGAACACGGAGGAAAAGACAGAAGTACGCTCGTAGAGCAAAAGAACGGTTCTAAGATATTTGTACCGGGTGGTAACTACCCGAATAGAAATTGGGACAATAAGCCCGCAGGAGAGGAATATTTCCGAGAATTGTTTAGGGTTTCAAAGCATCAAATAATATGGGGCGAGAATTATATGCCTGTGAAATTTGGCAAAGGGCGTATAGTTTGGGATAAATGCAATCAGGGCAGCGACCAATCAGATTGTGAGATTGCTTATAATTCGCTTACTGAGAGAGTAGATTTATTTAGGTACATGTGGCGTGGAATGTTCCAAGGTAAAAGCATTACCGAAGGTCACATACAGCAAGGGAATAAAAAACTTAATGAAAAAAGAATACACCCGACACAGAAGCCTATAGCACTGTATTTATGGCAATTACAGAAATATGCACAGAAAGGTTGGAAAATCCTTGATACTCACGTCGGCAGTGCTTCAAGTTTGATAGCTTGTGATATGTTAGGGTTCGATTTCTTGGGCTTTGAAAAAGATAAATATATTTATGATTTAGCCAATGAACGGCTATGGAGTTACAAGAAACAGATAAGAATAGATGATTTAATGGAGGTGTAAAGTGGCAAAACCGAAACCTAAAAAGAAACAAGAACAAATAATCTTTAAGAATAAGCATGAGTTTAACCAAGCGGTTAATGCAAAATTTAAACCTCTGATTGATGAAGAAGTTAAAAAACTCATGGACAAGTATCAGAAAGCCGTTGAGCAAGCAAAAACAGATGCAACGAGAGAAGCTTTGGCATTAATACTTCCGATAGCCTGTAATGCGCTTTATGAGGCTTACGGATATCGAGAGAAGCGACTTGAGAAGTTTGTAAAGCAATTTCAAATTCATATGGAATGCTTAAACATGGGTGTGACGGATTTGGATGATTATAAAAATGGTGTCAGGACCAGGGATATAAGTTTATAGATATTGTGGAGGCGGAAGATGAGAATTGATTTACCACAGTGCAATTTTAAATTATGCCGTAAGTGTTTTGACGGAAATTGCGCAGGAAGCGAAAATGACAAGATAGATTGCAATGAATTTAAAAACGGTAGTTGGATTCCTGTAAGCGAGAGATTGCCGAATGAAAAAGAGTGCGAAAAATTTGAAATAGGCCACCCAAATTCAAGAAAATTTTTATGTACGATAAAAATAGGAGATTATGAACCGCAGACAAGAGAGCTTTATTTTTCTGATATATTTGGTTGGATGTATGGCCCTGAAGATTATAACAAGTATGTTGTAGCATGGATGCCATTACCCGAACCGTGGAAAGGAGAAACTGATGAACAGAGAAATAAGATTTAGAATTTGGAATAAGAAAAATCAAGAAATGATTTCAAATATGCAAAATTTTAAGTTTATTGAAAGCATAAATTCTCGTACTTTTTTAAGATTAGGTGTTAACGAAAACAATAATTTTATCGTATGTGCAGAGCATGCGGACGATTACGAAATTCTTCAATACACAGAAGAAGTTGTTCCATGTACAGGGGAAATGATATTTGAAGGTGATATTTTAGAACAGAGTTATTCTAGCCCTTTGAACAATGAAAGAATTATAAAACGATACTTGATTTGCTTTGAAGATGCATGTTTTAAAGCTAAATTAATAGGTCATAGTCCATATGGAGATACTCATTTGTATTTTATTATAGCAAATAGCAAGTATTTTGACACAAAAATTATCGGTGATGCATATAGAAATCCTGAACTATTGGAGGTCCAACAATGAAATCCTGCCTAAACTGCAAACACGCAGAAGAAACAATATGGGAAGATGTAAAGAAATGTACGAATGAAAAATCAGAGTATTATCAGGAAATGGTGAAAGAAAGTGATTTATGCAGGGAGTGGGAGAAGTGAATAAATCAAAATTTGAAGTGTACAAGCCACTTAAAAAGCCTTTGGAAATAGAAACATCCGAAAAGAAACCAAAACGCAAAGATAAAAGAGCCAAAAGCGTGGCTAAAAAGATGGGGTTGATGAAATGAATGCCGGTAAAAAATTTGAAAATAATTTCCGTGATAGTATGCCTGATGATGTGTTCTTTTACAGATTCAGAGATGGTACAAGTTCATGGGATAAAGGGGAAATGACAAGATTCCAGCAAAAGAATATATGTGACTGTATGCTTCATGACGGTAAATATCTGTATCTTTTAGAACTAAAAAGCCATAAAGGAAAATCCCTTCCCTTGTCAGCTATTAGAGAAAATCAAATTAAAAGCCTTACGGATGCAGATAAGCACAAAAACATCATTGCCGGATTGATAGTTAACTTTAGTGATATTGAAGAAACCTATTTTATGGACATTAAATTAGCTTTTAAGTGGTTTTACAACGGCGTACGTAAGAGTATACCATTATCAGAATTTAGGACGTACTGTATGCCTATAAACGCTTACAAAAAGAAGGTTAACTACAGATATGCGGTGGAGGAATTTATAAAAGACGTTTGGAAAGCGAAGGAGGATTGAAATGGAGCGAATAACGAAAGATGATGTAAAGCAAATGGGAATGACTGATTTAGCACATAATCATGTATTTGTGAAAAATCATGAAGCCTGGTACAGAGATTTTGAAAGAGAAATATCCGCAAGAGATATTATAAGAGAAATGTGTAAACATTATGAAATTGAGTGCCCTGCAGATAATGAGGAGTTCGATGAGTATATGTTTGACTTGCTGCAAGACGGTTATGAGACTTTAGAAGGTATGATAGCAATGTACTACAACACAATGTGGGGATTTGCTGAAGTTAGGGAAGTATTAAAGGAATGTGAGGACTTGGAAGAGCAAGGATTGTTAAAAAGATTGCCTTGTAAGGTTGGAGATACGGTTTATTGCACATCACATTTTATTTCTGGTACTATCGAAAGCACGATTACAGAAATAATGCTTGATGGGCAGGGATATAAAATAAGAATTATAAATGGGCGAATATTCAGCGATAATGAATTTAACAAAAAATGGTTTATCACACAAGAAAAAGCGGGAAAAACATTGAAAGGAGCGAAAAATGAATCCTAAATATAAAATCGGTGATACGGTTTATTGGCTAGAAGATTGTACAGATTGGGGAGGCGAAGGACCATTCTTTATGCCAGTAAAGTGTCAAGTTACAGATGTTTTTACAGGCGAAGATGAGGAGTTTTATTACCAGCTTAAAAACGATGATGAGGTTATACCATTTACCGGTATGGAATTCGATGAAATTCATGAGAGCAAATTATTCACAACTTGGGATGAAGCAGATAAAGCTTGGCAGGAGGTGTAAAAAATCGGTACACATAAAAAACTTACAAAAGCAGAGAGATTAGAAGTCTACAGCAAATACAACGGCCATTGTGCCTATTGTGGCAAGACTATTGGGTTTAAAGATATGCAGGTGGACCATATATTTCCGCAACACATGTGTTTAGGAAAATGGGAAAGCAAATTGACAGATATAGGCAATTTAAATCCTTCCTGTAGAAGATGCAATCATTATAAGCGCGGAGACTCTTTAGAAATGTTTAGGCAAACACTGAAAACCTTACATGAGAGAGTACGAAAAATCTACATCTGCAAGGTTGCAGAGGACTACGGCATCATAAAAATCGAGCCATGGGACGGAAAATTTTATTTTGAAAGAGAGGGCGAGGATGAAATTTAAAGTGCGTGAAGATTTGGCAAGGGGTAATTTATATGGAGATTTGGCTTGTACACGGAAAATGGAATTAAAAAAAGGGAAAATAATTGATGCTAGAAAAGTTAATGAGCTTTTTAACGGTGGTCTTGCAATTTATGAAAGCGACCAGGGATATTTTAGTGAGGAAATGCTTGAGCTTATAGAAAATGATATTCAACCAACGAAGTCGATATTATTGAATCCGCAGATTACAGATTCAATCCATACAATGATATCTGATGCAGCTAATAATAAAGGATTATTTGACCCTGTAAACCGTCCTCAGCACTACGCAGACCGAAAGTATGAAGTTATAGACGTAATCGAAGATAGCATGTCTGTAACGGAGTTTAAAGGCTTCCTGCTAGGTAATGTACTCAAGTATGTAATGAGGTATGACAAAAAGGGCGGGGTACAGGATTTAGAGAAATCTAATTGGTATCTACAGAAGTTGATTGAAGCTGAGAAGGAGGATAAATGCGAACAATAATAAATTACATTCATTCTTGTTTCTGTCGGCATGAGTGGGAGTTGATATTTGATGTTAAATTAGACAGAGGGAATATTATGCGTGGTCGTATGATAGATGAATATTTCGAAAAGACCTACCGCTGCAAGAAGTGCGGCTATAGTAAAAAATATAAGAGCAATTAGGAGGAACAATGGAAAGATTTGATATTGCAGTAAAGATAGACAAGTTGAATGATGAACTTGACAAAGCGGTTGGAATACTCATGCAAATACCGTTCACATATGACACTGTGAAAAGGGCGAGAGAAAAGGTTGCTGATGTGTCGGCAGAGTTGAGCAAGTTGGTTGATGAATTGAATAGGGAGGATGATTAATTTGAACAGATGCATTTTCATAGGAAACATGACTAAAGACCCGGAATTAAGATTTGTTCCAGCGTCAGGTATGGCAGTTTGTAAGTTTGGCTTAGCACTAAATGACGGTTACGGAGATAAGAAAACAGTAAGCTATATAAATTGTGTAGCATTCGCAAAGACGGCTGAAGCTATTGCAAATTATACAAGCAAAGGTTCAAAAGTAGCTATTGAATCAAGGGTGCAGACAGGTTCATATGATAAGAAAGACGGCAGCGGGAAGGTGTATACAACAGATTTTATTATAGACAAGATAGAATTTCTATCTAAACAAGAGACAGGCAATACGCCAAGCGGAAATAGTTTCGTGCCGTCGAATGACGAGGATGTATTTAATCCGGTGGACCCTGGGGAGGATATACCTTTCTGATAAACGTTGAAATTTGAACAATAGGAGGGAATATGAAAAGTTACTTGTGTAAAAGCTGTAAACATAATAATAACGGTTGGTGTATGAAACTAAAAAAGAATGGATTAACCAAGATTCAGGAATGTGAACACTTTCAAAGTGATTCGTTTAAAAAGGTAAAGATTGAAAGAACAGCAAGGGATTATTACGGTCAGCAATTTATTGAGATAACAATTAATGGCGAGAGCGCAAGCTTCCCGGAAGTCATTTTGAAAGATTTCATTTCTGATGAAAATATCAAAAAGAAAGAGTTTGAAATAGACTACAACAATTAAGTCAGCAAGCAAGGGGGAAGTCATAAAGAATTGGCATTCGGACAGGCTTCTCCTGCTGCTACCAAAAGTATAGACGAGAAATCAGAGAAAGGAAATGGGAAAATATGTTTGACGATATAAATGAGATTGAAAAAGCAATATATACTCTTAAAAATGATTATGACTTTAAAAATCTATATCAACAATATAATGCAACACGGCAAACTTTAGATTTAGCGATTGAAGCACTTGAATATAGAAAAACTCAGTTAATAATAAATAGGTATAAGGGCGAGGAGGACTAAATATGTTCGATGTAGATGATATAAACAATCCTTTAGAACCACTGAAAGTAGAACAAGCTTTACGCTCTGAAACGATGAAGCTTGAGTATAGAAAGAAAAATAAACCAAATGAAGTAAATATATTGGATTATACAGTGATAGAGGCGTTGAATAGACAAATTCCTAAGGATTACCTATATGACGAATTAGGACTTGAACGTTGCCCTACATGCAAGAATTATCCTGCAGCAGATGATAAATTTTGCAGTAATTGCGGTCAGAGATTGGAGGGATAAGATGTTTGATGCAGATAAGATAAAACAAGCGATAAAGGTTATAACACAGCAAAGGGAACATCTAAAAAGTATAAAGAATTCTTTGCCACTAAGAGCGGAAGGAAGAACGAGCATTGCCCAAGATATAAAAAGTCTTGATTTAGCGATTGAAACATTGGAAACAAAAATAAAAATTAAACCTATAAAACTAATAAATAAAAATGATGTTCGTATAGGCAACATCGCATTCAAGAAAGGCACTACAAGCTATAAATGCCCCGTATGCGGCAGATTAATAATTTATGGTGATAAGTTCTGCAGGGATTGCGGACAAGGAATTCTTTGGGAAATGGAGGCTTGATTATGAATATAGGATTGGTACTAGCAACTGATAAGGGATTAAAGACTTGCCTGTTACCAGATGAGATGTTCCTTGAATTAGTTAAGGCTATTAAAGAAAAAGGCACAGAGCAAGTTCTTTTGAACAGTGGAGAATATTATCAAGTAGATGGCATTTATATACCGGGTAAAGGGAACAAATCGGCGATTATGGTTTTGCCGATGGAGGATAATTGATATGGATATAAAACAGGCATTAGAAATAATTAAAAATGATTTTGATGAAAATGCAGGAGAAGAAGGATATAAAGAAGAATTTGCAGATGTATTGCAAGCAGAATCGGTTTTAATACAGTTTGTGAGCGTTATTTTAAAAGAGCCTTGCGATATTAAGTATAATTGGGAGTACAGGAATGGAAAATAGATGTTTATTCTGTAATGATATTATCCCCGAAGGATTGCAGATTTGCCCGAAATGCGAAAGTGAATGGTCCGGACAGGCAAATACACCAAAGCAGAGAAAAATCTATATAGCGGGCAAAATAACGGGTCTGAGGGACTATAAAAAACGCTTTGATGAAGCGGAGGAAGTATTAAAGAAACAAGGTCACATTGTTGTAAATCCTTCCATAGTTCCCGAAGGGTTAGTTTATGATGATTATATGAATACTTGCACTGCGATGTTAAAGGCTTGCGATACGATTTATATGCTTAGAAATTGGAAAGATAGCACAGGAGCCAAAATTGAACATCAGATTGCAGAGCTGAGCGGGAAGGAGATTATTTACCAATGACAATAATCATTGAAATAGACAGACGATTCACAGTAGGAATTGACTGGTTTAAGACTATTAAAGGGTTAAGATTAGGATTTATAGCGATACATTTTGTGTTTGCGAGATTGGGAGAATTTGTTGAGATATACAGGAGGAAATAAATGAATAATGAATTGATGATAGGATTGGCGTTATTTGGATTAGGAATTTGTATAATCTATTTCATAAAATATTGCGAATTGCAAAATAAAATTACAGAAATTCAAGACGAAAGAATTATAATTGCTAACAAAAGGATTGATTTGTTAAGAGAACAACTCTTATCATCGGTGAAAGTAAAAATCATAAATAAAAGCGGATTCCCGTTACCTAAGTATGAAACAAACGGAGCTGCAGGGTTTGATATTCGGGCTGTAATAAGCGAAAAAGAATCAACGGGTGGAACAATAATTAATCCAACGGAAGAATTATCACTAATTTTAAGACCAGGAGAGCAATACAACTTTGACACAGGATTATATATTGAGGTTCCTGAAGGGTATGAGATAGATGTTAGGGGACGTTCAGGACTTGCATTTAAACATGGCATAGGCATTGTTCACGGTGTAGGGACCATAGATTCTGATTATCGTGGAGAAATAAGAGTTTGCTTGATAAATCATTCTAACAAAGATTTTATTGTTAAACATGGCGATAGAATCGCCCAAGGACTGCTCATCCCGGTAATACAAGCTGAATTTATAGAAGTTGAAGAACTTTCTGAAAGTGACAGGGGACAGGGTGGATTCGGTTCCACGGGAGTGTAGTTATGAAATATGATTATTTGATAGCTTACTCATTCACATCTAAAGATGGTAGTACTGGTACAGGAACTATGCTTATAGGCAAAATTAAAAAGATAAAAAGTATAAAGGATGTAATAGATGCTGGTGAATTTATACGAGAAAGAGAGGAATTAAGTAAAGTCGCAGTAATAAATTATCAGATAATCAAGAGGCATTGGAGGTAATTTGATGTGTAGTAATAGAGATTGCCCCTTTTGGATAGGCGAAGAATGTCCGGTAGAGGATTATTGTGGAGGATATAAGGATGAAATACAAAGCTAAAGCATGGATTGAGGACGGCATAATACGCTGTGCAAGTCAGATGTGCGACAAGTGCGTAAATTTAAAATATGGAAAATGCTTTGATGTGGTGATTGAAGTAAAGGAGGAGGACAAAAATGATTGAAATAAAAGGAAAATATAATACAGCAAAAGTATTCACGGACAATATAGAGGAATCGGCAATAGCTCAAATTATAGAATTATGCAATCAAGAAGCATTCAAGGATTCTAAAATAAGGATAATGCCGGATGTACATTCGGGAACCGGGTGTGTTATCGGTACAACAATGACTATAAAAAACAAAATTGTCCCCAATTTAGTAGGCGTAGACATTGGCTGTGGCATGCTGTGTATAGAATTGGTCGAGAAATCAATTGATTTAGAAAAACTTGACAATATTATACATAATCAAATACCAAGCGGATTTAACATCAGAAAAGAACAACATGAATTTACAAAATATTTACAGTTAGATTCTTTGAAATGCAAGCAATTTATTAACTTAGATAGAGCTTATCTTTCATTAGGTACATTAGGCGGCGGCAACCATTTTATTGAAATTAATAGAGATAAAAATGATAATTTATATCTTGTAATTCATTCAGGCAGCAGATATTTAGGCAAACAAGTTGCAGAATATTATCAGAAACTAGCTATTGAAAAGCTATTAAACAAAAACGAAAAAGAAAAAATTATTAAAAATTTGAAGGCTCAAGGCAGAGAAAAAGAAATCGAAGCAGAATTAAAAAATTTTAAGCCTTTAAAAATTAAAAAAGCATTAGCGTATTTACAAGGAGAAGATTTCAATAATTATATTCACGACATGAAAATTGTGCAAGAATATGCTTATCAAAACAGATGGGTTATTGCAACTGATATTTTAATAAATATGAAGTTGACTTTTTCAGAAGCTTTTACCACAACACACAACTATATAGATATAGGATTTATGATGCTTCGTAAAGGCTCAATATCAGCACACAAAAATGAAAAAGTAATAATTCCTATAAATATGCGTGATGGTTCAATTATAGCAGTAGGAAAAGAAAACGAAGACTGGAATTATTCAGCTCCACATGGTGCAGGTAGATTGATGTCACGCTCTAAAGCTAAAGAGAATATTTCGCTGGATGAGTTCAAGGGCCAAATGAACGGAATTTATACGACATCGGTTAATCAGTCAACTTTAGATGAAGCACCGCAGGCATATAAACCTATTGACGAAATCATAGAAAATATTAAAGGTACGGTTGAAATAATAGATATCATCAAGCCTATATATAATTTTAAGGCGGTTGATTAAAAAGGATGGTGATTAAATGCAAATAGGACAAACATATAAAATCCCTGTACCGTACCATACCGTTGACAGCAGCATTGAAAGGCACAAGGTTGGAACGGGGATATTAATACAAGAAACACCGCATCTGCTGGTGTTTGAGTATAAGAATAGTCAAGGGGATGTTTGCAGGACGAGCTTCAAGAAACATGAGTTTGAGAAATTTAAAAAGAAATTGGAGGATTTAATTTGAGAGATACAATAAAAGAAGTCAAAAAGCGCTTGTACAGCTATCCGAAACTAGATAAGTATATAAATGACTACGAAGAAGAATTAAAAGGCATACAAGCCAAAATACAAGCTCACAGAGAAGTTGGAACAAGCTCTTTATCGTTGACAGGTGTAAGAGGCAGCGATTTGTCTGACCCGACTGTAAGCAAGATGCTAAAAATTGATGCTCTGCAGCAAGTATATGAAGAAAGAGCAAAATATATTGCCGAGAAAGTAAAAAAATACTACGGCGAGAAAAGGGTGATTGAAGAAGCTTTGGACAGCCTAACAGAAATGCATCGGCAGATTGTTGAAGAAAGATATTTTAACAAAAAAACATGGGAAGAAGTTGGAGAGCTGCACACCAGACGATATTGCGAGAAGCAAGGGAATGAAGCTGTTAAATGTATTGTAGAGTTTTTAAATAAAAAGAAGACCGTTTAAGGTCCTTCTTTTTTTGATTGTTCATGGATTTGCTCAAGGTCGGAATCGGTGTAACCTTTAGACTTGAGATATTCAAACATTTGTTGATTGATATGCCCATTTAATGATAAACCTTCTCTTGATAGTTCATCCATATATACTGATTTTAAGCCTTTTTTAATTCTAACAAGAAATTTATCATATGCCTGTTGGTCGTATTTTTCACGGGACGCTTTGCCTTTTTCGCTAGAGTTCCAACGTTTTGTACGTGCTTTTTTCTTGTCCATCTAATTCCTCCTTAAACCTGAGTCCGTCAAGCAATGTTTTTATGAAAAAATCCACGGTGTCTTTGGAATAGCCTTCAGCATCAAGTTTTTCTCTTATGTACCATATCGCGTGCTGTAGGTTGACTGTGTCATGAAAATCCATTGAATCACCCCTTTTATACATAGTGCTTATAGGTAGGCTATTTTGAATATTTAATTATAATTAAGTTACGGAGCAATTCCTATATCCCAATCATAAGTATTAGGCCCGTCTTCGCCAGTACATGCTTCTTTAACAATAGTGTCATATTGGTGTCCGGCAAGTATCCGTATCATTTGATCTATCACCCAAGCCTTATGATGTGCTTCATCAATCCCGCCATATCTTACTGCCAATTCAATAGCTTTTTCAATTTTTTCTTTATCATCCATAATCTTATACCCTCCATTTATGAATCTGTTTAATATTTACTTTGTTCACAATATGTACAACGCCCTTTCGGCATATGTTTACTGTTTATTTATTTCATTTTGTGCAAATTCACTATAATTTTTATCAAAAGCATAATAAGGAAAAGTTTCTTTTGTCATAATGTCTTTGAATAGTCTCATGTCATTTGCGTTATTTGATATTTTCACAGCATCATAAAATGTCAACCATAATTTCTTTGTTATTTTTTTTTATCCAATTCATCAGAATAGAAATGTTCTATTTTCTTTAAAACATCACCAAATTCAAGTATTCCTATATATCTACTTAAGAGGTACCCGCCTAATGTAATAGCACATATATCAATTCCATTATCTAAAAACCATTTCTGGTAATAAGTAAAACTTAAATAGTTTTTGTCTAAATATTTATTCATAAATTCTTTTGATTCGTCACTTAATGTGATATCGTCTATCATTTTCATACCTATATCATCTCCTGTTTTTATTATTGACATGGTGAAAATTTAATACTTTAATTATAATCGACTTTCTAAATTGTTACAACCCCTATAATTCTATATTTTTAAGTAATCTTTCCAAAATTGCGGCTATCGGAAACATTACCAATCCCGCAACTGTAAAGCTAATAAATAAATTCATTTTTCCTCCTTGATTTAGGAGACGGCATTTGATATAATTCTCGTACCGCCTTGTGTGGTTAGCAGATGTTTTATGCTTGCAGGCTGGCATCTGCTATATATATTTGGCATATTGATTGCTCAAATTTGAAACCCATTCTTTATTCAATTTATCTAAATATGTGCTCCAAGCGTTTTGCCGAGCATTCCACCACCATTTGCGACTTTTTAAAGCAACTATTAACTGTCTTTGTGGCTTCAGAGTAAATTTAATATACGCCCTGTCGCCCTCTGTGTATGCTGTATAATCGGCATTTTCGAAAATGATATCTTTTTTTATTTCTTGAATTTCCCCGACTTTAGATTTAAGATATAGCTTGTAAACGGTACTATTCTTTCTCCATTTATATTTATCTTGCAACTTTTCGAATAATTCAATAAATTTTTGGTTATCAAGCATGGCTAGTTCTGCTAATCTGGCGGTCGGGTCAAGCTCTTTGGTATTGTCGTAAAACTCAATTCTATCAAGCAATCTTTGAACTTTGTCATCTTTTTTCGACTCTTGTAATTGCTCTTTTAACTCCTTGAACCAACTATAAACTTCTGATGATGTCTCTAAAATTCTATCGCCTTTATCTAATTTTTTAGCATTGTATTTTGAAGGTCCAGCAACCATAACAGAAACGTGGCTTGCTTCAAGCTTAAGCAGTTCAGACCACTTATTGTAAAGTTGATTTAATAACTTTTCTTTCTTCTCGTCCGAAACGTTCCAATTCAAAATTTCTTTGGCGTATCCTTGATAATTTGATAAAGATAAATAGCCACGCTTTCCGTTAAAGCTGTTGCTATTCGCAGTATGTATTAAGTCTTTGTTTAGTTCTTTTATTTCAATCATTTTAAAACCTCCTTATTTATTTGTTGCAGACCGCCGGAGCGGTTTCGCTTATTTAAAGTTTAGTATCTATAACCAAGTCAATTATGTCTAATTCCTCTTTAAGATCTTTTCTAAACCTTACCTTTCCGTTAACTTCCTCATAATCAATACTGCACTCTTCGCATATACAATTTTCATCATCTAAAAACACTACTTCTGGAAATTCATCGTCATAACAATCTTGACCGCATACCGTACATTTCATTGTCTCTTTTATAGTTGTTGTTTTTTCAGCCTCATTACAATCACTTATGTATTCCTCACATCGATACCAGCCTTCCTTAAAAGCCAAATCCATAGCTTTAAGCAATCTGTCATCTTTCATTTCGTCCCATAATCCAAAGTCTTTTAAAATTCCTGCTATAGCTCCGTCTCTGTTTAGTTCTGCATATTTGCTCATGTTTTTCATTCTATTACCTCCGACTAATTTTATTCGTTATTCAATTTGGCATTTCTTATCTTGCAAACATAATATCATACAGATATCAGTATGTCAATTATTTTTTTAATATATTTTTCATTTGTTTTCAAACAGTGCGAAAATGTGTAAAAATAGGCATTGTTTTAATTTCTGCAGTAGGTATAATGTAAGTAACAGCTACTGCAGATAAAAATATTTGTGGCAGTTTTTTATTTATCAAAATTGATTTAAGGAGGTGGCTGCTGTGGCAGATAATAAAAAAAATGAAGGGCAGGAGCTGCCAGAAAAAAATAAGTTAGATAATATAGTTAAAAAAAACCTTGGCGGACGCCCATCATCATACGAAAGCCTTAAAATATCAACAAAATTGGAACAAGTGAAAGAATGGAAACTTAATGGTGCAACCAACAAACAGATTGCTAAAAACTTAGGTATTTCTGTTTCTTCTTTTTGTGAGTATTTGAACAAGTATCCGGAGTTTAGACAAGCTATAGAAAAAGGTAAGGAAGTTATGGCCGACGAAATAGAAAATGCACTGTTCAAATCTGCAGTCGGATACAATTATATAAAAAAAATACCTTTTAAAGCTAAAAAAATCATTTACGACCCTGAAACAAATAAAAAAATAAGTGAAACAGAAGAAATTATTTATGGAGAGACGGAAGAACATGTTCCACCGCAAGCAATACCTGGAATTTTCATGATAAAGAATCTGATGCCTGATAAGTATAAGGATAAAATTGAACATGAGCAAAATATCAATATTAATGTGAATAAATTGGATGCATTAACAAATGATGATTTGCTTAAAATTATACAGAACAGCGAGAGTTTATTGAAAAATGCAGGTTTTGTAGAAGTTGACTATGAAGTTTTGGATTAAAAAAACTGTCACAAAACAAATCTTTTGCGACATAAATTCCCCTTTGGAGAAATTAAAAAAGCCTGTGATTTATAGAGCAGATATTAATAATGTTGAAATATCAATGCATATTGCAATTAAATGAAAAGGGTACCCCTACCTCCCGAAGACACCGGGGTGGGTTTCAAATACCTATAATGGTACCAACCTATTCCACCATACATGATTTCTAAAGGGGTATTCCTCTTAAGCAGGGGGGTGGGGTTTGTAATAAGCGTTCAAAAATATATTTTTTATTTTTTAAATAGCAAGAATTTATTGCAATACCTACTTAAAACCGTACGAATTTGCTAAGGCAATTCGTACAATAAGATTAATAAAAGGACTAACTCAATGTTTCACGGTAGATAATTGCTCAAATTACAGGTGTTCCACGGTTTTTTTGCGGGAATCAAAAAATCCCGATAAGTTTTCTTTAACAAAGTTGGTGATGTTATATGTTAGGTGAAAATGAATTTCTATTATTTAACCCTGATACTGGAGAAATAAAAGGAATATTTGACAGCGAAACACAGACTATCAGAAGTAAAGCGCAAGTTGAATATTATGATAAACATAAATTTGAAATAAATTCAAATAAAGTATACGACTTTGGACAGAGTGGCAAATTTAATATGTTCAGCACCTTTTCCATTGAGCAACTCGCTAATGAAGGATTAACGGGTACGGATTACAGAGTATTGCTGTTGATGATGTCAGGTGTTGGGTACAAAACAGGATATATCTCAATGGGGAATAATCATTCAATGACACCCGAATGGATATCTAAAAAACTAGGTATAGATAAAAGAACGGCAGACCGCGTATTAAAAAAGTTGATAGACAAAGGAATAATAGCTATTGTAGTGACAGAGAAAAAGAAATCTTATTTCATGAACCCATATATTCAATATAAAGGCCGCTGGATAAGCAAGGATTTATACAATATGTTCAAAGATACAAAATGGGCTAAGCAAGCGGCAGAAGAACGAGAAAAAGAAGCAAAAAAACGCGAGGCAATGGAAATCAGCATATCGAAAAGACATATCGAATAAAGCTTTTTAAAGTAGGTGATGAAATGAAAGATTGTCACAAAGTATGTTATTTCTGTAAGGAATATAAAACCGTAAAAGAAATGGCAAAAAATTGTGAGACTTATAAGAAACGCAGCAGAGAGATAAGGTGTGCATCTTATAAAGCTAAAAAGCAGAGGTTAGCAAATGGGGAAACTACTACATAGGCATAATGAATTTATTGTTATCGAAGAAGAACACAGCAGAGGTGTTGTTCTTATAAATGCCAAAGGAATTTACCGTAATCATGGACATTTAAAAAAGCTCTCCACTGCTATAATGATGATAGATTTAATTGAACGCAAGATTATACCAAAGAGCGATTACCTGCGTGGAACAGCTTTTAGAGTGTCTTTGGATGATAATTATAAAGTAAAGGTTCAGAGGAAGATAGATAAAGATAAAAGCAAACAGAAATTTATCAACATCAACAAGGGTGTTGTTAAAAAATAAAATTTCTTAGGAGGAAGAAAAATGAACGAATTAAAAACAACAACCGCACAGCCAGAACCCAAGCTGTCGGAGATTATTGCCAATATCGAGGAACAGCAACAACAAATTAAAGCAATTTCTAATGAAATTAATGCAAGATTATATGGCTCATGCATAGACGAATCTGGTGTAATATCCAACAATAATATTGACGGATATTATTCACGATTAGAAGCAGCATTGGGCAAAAATAAAGAAATTATCAAAATCTTAACTGGAATAGTTGAATTTCTATAGGAGGGAGAAATGAGAAAATTAAGCACAATTCAAAAAAGAGAAAATTTAAATACGGTTTATGCAGTAGATGAACCGGGCAACGGTGGAGCTAACCACAAATATGATATAACGTGGGATACTTACAATAACGGCTACATCTCGACACAAGGAATCATATTTCAAAACGGAGCACGAAAGGAAAAAAACTCCACCCACGGAGTTATAGATTCTGATTTGCTTGAAATAGTAAGAGACAGATTAAAGGCATTTCAGGCAGGCCCTTTTGCGACAAGAGAAAATGCCTGTGCTTTAACCCATATTGAAGAAGCTCTTATGTGGATGAATAGACGCGTAGAGGATAGAATTGAACGGAATGTATTAGGGACAAATCAGAAGTAAAACTCAGTCATAAACAAGCAATATAGAATACATATGGGGACGTAAGAGCCCGGCAAAGCACTTCTTATGAGGTGCTTTTAGTTTGCTGATGTAGCTCAATTGGTAGAGCAACTGTTTTGTAATCAGTTCGTTGAGGGTTCGATTCCTTTCGTCGGCTTTGATTTTAATATAAAAGGGGGAACGCCCTATGACAATAGGAGAATATATTCAAGCAACAGACATTAAAACGTATAACAAACTGTTAAAACTATGTAATTCTAAGCCTAAAAAGCCTATTTCGTTGGGCGATAGCATTGAAAATCTGATGAAGCACGACAGTTATAGGCGAGTTGGCAGGAGAGTAAGGCAAAAACAATAGATAATACCTAAATTCTGATAAGTATTAAAGACAGGTCACACCTCCGCCTGTCTTTTTTACTGTAAAAGAGGTGACGTTATGGAGGAAATGCCTAAAAAGTTAACAAAAAAAGAAATTCAAGACCATTTAGCACTTATTAAGCTCTCTAAAAGGTTAATTGAAAAAAATAAAATGCTTTCAGATTTAATATATTTCATGGAAAACTATGTATATATCGAAAACAAAAGCGGCAAAACACCACAAGACAGAAGTATTTTATTTAAACTTTTCCCTGAGCAGCTAAGAGCTATCGATGAAATAGTCAATCATAAGCTTAACATCATTATAAAAGCACGTCAATTAGGTATCACTTGGCTTGTAATTTCGTATGGACTTCATCAATGTTTTGCGGTTGAACAATTTACAGTAGCGGTATTATCACAAACAGAAGATTATATGAAAGATGCAATTAATAGGTTTGAATATATTATACTTAGGCTGCCTAAATGGTTTATTCAGGAATATAACAAAGAAACCAAAACATTTAACAGTATGTATCTTTACGAAAAGACGTCAACAGAGATAACTATTTATCATCCGCCAAAAGAAAACGGAGTAAGAATTACAAGTACAATAAAAGGACTTGTATCTACAGAGAGAGCGGGCCAATCTTTGACCGTCGATTTAGTAATATTTGATGAATGGGCCAGACATGATAATGCAAAAGCCGTATTCGCTGCTGCGTTCCCAACAATTAATAGGCCAGACAGTGGTAAATTTATAGGTTTATCAACGAATGAGAGAGGAAGCTATTTTGAAGAAATAGTAACAAACTGCCTAGATACCAATGATATGGGTTTTAACTTAATATTCTTGAATGTATTCGCTGACCCAAGACGTACAAAGGAATGGTATGAAAATACCAAGAAAACATTAAAAGAATCTTGGCGGCTTAATTATCCTGAAAAAATAGAAGATGCTTTATCAGCAGGTGAAATGACTGCCTTCCCAGAGTTTTCAAGAGAAATACATGTCTGTGAGCCGTTTTCTATACCAGACCACTGGATAAAATGGGGCGCTGTAGATAATGGATTGGGAGGACCAAGAGATCCGTTTTGTTGGTTCAAGGCAGCTTTGAGTGAAGATGGAACAACATATCTTTACTATGAATATACGACAGAAAAAGGAAAAGGCAATATAATTTATTATTCAGACCAAGCTAAGAAGTTTATGTCAGACTGTTTTGTTGATTTAACGGAAGAAGCTAAACAAGAAATTGAAGATTTACACCTTGGATTTGAAACTGATTCGATAAAACGTCACGGCAAAGAACCACTAAAATATGTTGCATTTGGATTAGATGCATTTAACAAAGACACAGCCAAAGGAACAGGTAAAAGCCTTATGGATATTTACACGGAAGCAGGATTTAATTATCCAACTGTTAGAGCAAATACAGACCGCAAGCTTGGAAAAGACATTATCCATGAATATTTAAAGCCAGAACCTAACGGAATTGACGACAAGAAGACAGCCAAACTTCAAATATTTAGTACATGTAAATTTGTAATAAAACATTTACCTCAATTAACAGTGGATGAAAACAATCCAAATGTAATTGCTGGAAACTCTGCAATTGATAATACAGCAGACGCTTTAAAGTATTTATTGATAGGCAGTCCAAGAAACAGCACTCAAAAGATACAACAACCTGAAACGCCTATTAAAAAATATAAAAAAGAAAGAATAAAAAAGTTAAATAAAAAAATGCGCCACAATGGTGTTTTAAATTAGGAGGAAAATATGATAACTATAAAGCAATTAGGAATAGGAAAAGCAGTGAATAAAAAATACTGCAGCATTATAGGAAATAAAGACATAGCAACTCACTATATAGGTGATGTTAAAAGCCCGCATAAACCAGCAAATGTTTATGTGAACGAAGAAATTTTAAGAGAACTGTACAAAGAAATCGGAGATATATTGGGAATAACTTCGTCAGAGGTGTTTAAACCGCTTACAGTAAACGAAGCATCTATGTATGAAGATTACGTTAAGTACCTTTACAGCACAAGTAATTCAGCTACTAAAGCAGGGCTACAAGAATTTTGTAAGTCTCACGATATTAAATTGCCTGAAAACCCAGATGATTTAAGGGTTAAAGATTATCTTGATTTAATTTTTCCGGAATTAAAAGTATAAGGCGGTGTTCTTATGTTATTTCTTAAAGGTACAGATATAAGTATTCCACAAGGTGAAAGTGAAACTATAAGAATTGAACTTACAGATGAATTAGGACAACAAATACCGCTAGTATCAGGCGATGTAGTGTATTTATCTGTTAATCTTAATCCAGAAAAGAATGGATACTTATTTCAGAAAAAAGAAACTCAATTTAATAACGGAATCGCTTATATACCAATAAGAACAGAAGATACGATAAATGCTAGGTTGCGCACATACAAATACGACATAAGAATAACCTTTGCAAGCAATCCTGCTGAATTTGTCACAATTATAAAAGAAAGCGACTTTACTATTATACAGGCGGTGACTAAAGATGTTGGAGATTAACGCAATTATTAAAGAAAATGTTGCGGTAAAAGCAACGCTTAATAATAGATTAAGTGTTAATACAAATATTGTTGCGGTAGGTCCTAAAGGCGATAAAGGTGACAAAGGAGAAAAGGGCGACAAAGGATTGCAAGGATTGCAGGGAATTCAGGGCGTACAAGGACCAAAGGGCGACAAAGGTGACACCGGGGAGCAAGGAATACAAGGTCTTCAAGGAATTAAAGGCGATACAGGCGAACAGGGCGAACAGGGATTAAATGCGTATCAAATATGGCTTAACAACGGTAATATCGGAACGGAACAGGATTTCCTTGATAGTTTAAAAGGAGAAGAAGGTCTTCAAGGACCTTCTGGCCAAGATGGTGAGGCGGGGCAAGATGGAATCGGCGTTCCTTTAGGTGGTTTAACAGGGCAAGTATTGGCGAAGGCATCTGACGATGATTTTAATACTGAATGGGTGGACCAAAGCGGTGGTTTATCTGAAATAATTATAGAAGATTACGACAATGGAATATCGTATACAAAAACTGAATTTATTGAAAATGGGCATTATGTAATTCGTTTAAGTGGAGGTGATGATGTTTAATGAATACAGATTTAATTTTGCCAAATGGCGAACAAATGGAGCGTTTGATAAATGCAGTAGAAAACGTAAATAATGGCGGAAGTGAAGCTAGTATTATAAGTTACATATCTTATCCAGGTAGCGAAAGCGAGATAACTGATTTTACCGAACATATTTATTCTGAAGAAGAAATATCAATTAGAATTAAATATAAATTTATTAGATATGGAGATATTGTTCAATTTTTGATTGACAGAATAAATTTGAGTATACCTGAAACCTTAATGCAATTGGACAAAATGTTTGAAATACCAATAACAAGCTTGTTTTTTAAACCGTTATTTCCATTAATAGATTCATTTATCATGCCAGATATCGGACAAGGAAATACTACATTAATTCAATTAATGATTGGTTTGAATGTAACTCAACAACCGGCAGATAGTATAACTTTTGCTATAATGTACATTAATCCAAATGAAAGCTCAGGAGCAACTATGCGCGGAGTATTTAATGTAACTTATCCTGCTAAATACAAAGACAACAACGACCCGCCGACAGAAGTCGTATATACTCCGGTTGAGATAGCAAATCAGAGTTAGTTTTTAAAGAAGGTGATAATAATTATGGTTACTCAAATAAGAAATCAAATTAATGGCGGCCCGATTGGATATCAGGGATTATCAACGGATGATAAGCCTACAACGAATGATGTAGAAAACGGATTTTTCTTTTATGAACTAGATACATTGGATAGATATTTATATGATAAAAACAATAACGGGTGGAACCTGGCTGGCAAAATTTCTTTAAATTCTTAAATAAAATAGTAAGGCGGTGAAAATATGATAACACAGATAAGAAATCCGATAAGCGGTAAGCTGTCAGGGTATCAAGGTTTGTCAAATGATACAAAGCCAACAGACAATGCAAAAAATGGTTGGAACTTTTTAGAATTAGATACTTTAAATGTATTTAGATATGACAAAAATAATGACGGTTGGCGTAAAATCGGAAATTTAAAAGGTACAGGAATACAAATATTAGGCGAATATGAAACGATAGGAGAATTGGAAAGCGCGCATCCTACAGGAAATCAAGGAGATGCATACTTAGTCAACGGAGTTCTTTATATTTGGGATATAGATAATAATGAATGGTTTTCTGTTGGAGACTCTCTTACATTTGCGAATGAAATTATCAATGCAAGAGGTGGACAATCAACATTAAGTGAAAGATTAGATGTGGATAAATCTGAGTTGTTGACACAAGTATCAATTTTATCTGAAGAAAAAGCTGATAAGCTTAAAGTCGCCACCCTCGACAAATCCCTATCCGACTTCCAAAAGACCCTAGCGAGTGCAAACATCAACCAAGAATTGAAGCCGACAGTGAGTGGTTACGGAAGTGTAAGCTTGCCAAAAACCGCGGCTAACAGGCAAGTTAGTGCAGTTGTAAAAGGAATGACTTTAAAAAATGAGCTGAATTACAATCCTGAGACTTGGGCAGAGTGGACAAAACCAGCTGGCGTTGTAGGAGATAGTACAGGATTAGAACTTACTTCTGACGGTGTAAGTATAATACAAACTACATCAGTTTTCATACCAAAAGCAACTACTAAATACGTTGTCTTATATTATGTAGTTTCTAGCACTTTATCAGCGAATAGATTTGGTATTGGTAGTGGATTTACTGGAAGTGCTGTCTCTATTGGACAAACCGTGGGAAATCAAAAAACCGTTATTACTTCACAAGCTATACCAACAGCCTTTAAATTTTTCACAGCACCCGATACTTTGGGAAATAAAATAAAAGTTAATCTTGCGAGAATCTACGAACTACCTCCCGGCTCAGAAATTGAGACAGATGCAAACACAATGACTGCCGACCAACTTGCACAGAAATATCCATACATTCAAGGTGATGGTACTAAATCTACAATTAGTGCTATTAGGAATAAGAGTGTTGGGAAGAATTTGTGGGATGAAAAAGTTGCAAATTGGATATTAGGTAAGGGGCTTGGTAGTGACGGTATTGAAGTTAGTGGTTCTACTTTAGCATATAGTCCAATTTACATTAAGATTAAACCAAATACACAATATATGATTTCAACAATTTCCACTATTAATACTCACCGAGTAGTATTTTATGATGCAAATAAGTTATTTATATCTCGCTTAGAAAATGCAAATACATTTTTCACAACACCAAGCAATGCCTATTATATAAGATACACAAATTACACTGCAACAGGAGCTTTAATTCCTGTTAATATGCAAATTGAACAAGGCACAGTAGCAACTCCATACGAACCCTACACCGAAAGCACACAATACTTTACAGCAAAAGACAGCAACGGAAACATAGTTGAGTTAAGAAGTTTACCTAATGGAACTAAAGATGAAATTAGGGTTGGCGAGACGAAGCTTATTAAGAGGGTTAGTAATGAAGTAGTTTTAAACGGAAATAAGAATTGGTCAGCACCTTATGACTTAGGTACAGTTTATAGGATAGGTTTACCTGCAAATCAAATTGGAGATAATATAAAAGACACAGGTGGCTCTAGAGCATTTATTAATAAACAAGAGCTTTTAGCATATAACTTTTATGCTGGTAACTACGAGCATCATTATATTGGCGGAGCTGGTACATTATATGTATATTTGAATAAGTCAAAAATAGATATTCAAACTGGTGCAACAATTCTTGATAAATTCAAAGCATACCTTAATCAATATCCAGTTACACTAACTTATCAGTTAGCTACACCGATAGAAACACCAATAGAAGTTAGTGGTACGCTGATGAGTTACCCAAGTGGAACAGTATATATTGAACCAGTTGTGGCTGATGCTGGTGTGTATAATGGTGGTATAACTATACTAAATCAAGGGTTACCAATCAAAGAGTTGGAAAAAATAGTTAAAGTTGACTTTATGACAGGTATGGAAACGGAATTAAATGTGAGCCAAGCTGTTATAGCAAGTGATAAGAAATCTTTTACTCACCCTAATTTGGTTAAGAATGATATAATATTCTTTACTTATTTCTATGACAAAGAGGGCACAGAGCCAGAGCTGACGGTCGAATATTACGATAGTAGATACATAATTACAGATACTAGCAATGGCAAGGTTTATCAGTGGAAGATTAGCAGTACGAACGGCGCACCAACAATTGTATTGACGGAGGCATAATATGAATCCATACGTAAAAGCATTGGAAGCAAGAATGCAAAACGGCGAAGTTTCGCAAGAAATATATGAAGGAGTCAAGGAATTGTTTAAAGAACCCGAAGAACCAATCGAAACAGTCGATTCACCAAATTTACACGAAAGAATATCGGCTTTAGAGGCTGTTATTGTTGATATTTTACTATCTTAAAAAATGAAGGGAGATATTATTATGGATGTAAAACCAATGTCAGAAGTGTATTACAATTTTTTCTTAAACATGTGGATTATGCGTAAGGTAGACGAAGCGTATTTATTGCTACAGGTTGAAAAAGGGAGATTGACACAAGAAGAGTATGAAATGATTATCGCAACACCACAGATACCGGAATAGTATTGTGGTTAAAGAGACTTGACTTCAAGTCTCTTTTTAAATTAATTTAGGCGGTGGAATATGTATGAAGATATAATAAATTATATTAAGTCTGTTCAAGAAACAAACCCTGTTTTATCAATTGCTTTGAGTACAATACTTTACATTTTATTTCCTGAACAAGCTTATTTAACAGCCTTCTGTGCTGTTTTAGGCGTAATGTTGCTTGATGTAATTACAAAATATTACTCAATCTCTGTCAATCATGGCGGTTTATGGAAAAGCATTAAAATGCGTTTTATCAGCAGTAATAAGATGTGGGAAGGAACATCAAGGAAGATATTCACATATTTAATAGTGTTTATTATGATAGGGTTATCATATAGAGTAACACCAATAGCTGGAGTATCAACATTTCTAGGCACAGTTGTTTACTCTGTTTTGTTTTTAAGAGAATGTCAATCTATTTTAGAAAATCTCGAAGATTCAGGGGCAGATGTTGGTTGGCTTACTGCTATTGTAAAGAAAAGAAAAAATAAAATATTAGAGGATGAAGGAGTGAATGAACGTGGAGAAAATTAATTGGAGACAAAAATTTACCTCAAGGAAATTTTGGGCGGCTTTAACAGGTTTTATAACCGCTTTATTAGTTGCCTTTAAAGTGCCTGATTTAACGGTAGAACAAGTTGTAGCAATTATATCAGCAAGCGCCACTTTAATTGCTTATATTATTGGCGAAGGAATGGTTGATGCTGCAAGAATAAACGGAAGTGATAAGATTGAGTAAATATGAAGGCATGATATTCAATGACGGTATTCTCTTCAAAGGTAAATACCGTCTTTCTTCTGATTTTGGAATGAGGATATTAGATGGAGCACCTAATAATCACAAAGGTATTGATTTTGTCGGTCAAGACAGTAAAGAGATTATCTCCCCTGTTGACGGAAAGGTAATATTCTCTACTATCATAACCGATAAATCTAATTTAACATGGCAATGGGGCAATTATATCCGCATAGACAGCAACAAAAAAAGGCATTACTTCTGCCATTTGTCAAAAAGATTAGTTATTGCAGGGCAAACCATTGAAAAAGGACAAGTAATCGGTATTGAGGGCAATACAGGTTATTCTTTTGGTTCCCATGTACACTTTGAAGTTAGGAACGAAAACAATGTATCTATTGACCCCAAAACAGTATTTGAGTTTGGGAAAGAAAAAGGAGTTGATGAAATCGTGGCAGAAATAAAAAGATATAAAAACATTAAAGATATGCCGGAGTTTTACCAGGAATATATTAAGAAATGGGTTGAAAAAGGATTCATTAAGGGTAACGATGACGGCACTCTTGACTTTACTGATGACATGATAAGATGCTTAATTATCGCAGAAAGGATGCAAAACGTATAAGGAGGAGTAATGAACTTAATAAATTTTATGATATTCGTAACGGTTATTTTTGCACTATTTGCAATGACTGTTATTTTTTTAGTCATTTGTTTGAATAAAAAAGATAAGCAATTTGGAGAAGAAAGAACGGATTACATTAATAGGATAATCGCAAAAAGCACTCCTGAATATGTAACCTTAACAAAGCAATCTAAACCTAAAGAATCTAAACTGCTAACAGATGCGGACATTTTAGGTGATGACAGGTTTAATGGAATATTGAATTAAAAATATACCACGGAAAGGTGGTGAAAACAATTGTACAATGATGTATACAGCAAAATAACTACTCCTATACAATTTGCGGAAGGCTTTGCTCGTAAGCATTACAATGAAAAACCTAAACGCAGATACAAAAGAAATCTTAGAACCGACCAGGAAAAGATTTCTTATATTAAAGACGAATATGAGCGAAGACGTATCGAAAGGCTTTATTTTGAGCTTAAATGGCAACTTAATATGGCTTTTATCGAAGGCGAACAGTATCAATATATCTGTAATATAACTAATGACTTGGTCGAATATCCTAAACTGTTAAAGGCTCAAGAAAGGGAAGCTTACAACCACATATTGCCGATATGGACCACAAGACAAGCCAAGTTGGCAAGGCTTAATTTAACATTTAAAGCACGCCCTGCAAGTAATAACACAGATGATGTTAACAATGCATATGTAACCACAAAGGTTCTGAATCAGTGGATTACAGACGGTAAAATGAATAAGCACCAAAATAACGCAAATGCGTGGATGGAATCGACAGGTACAGCATTTTGGAAAACTATATGGGACTTTACCAAGGGAAGAAAACTTGGAATGATACCCGACGGCAACGGTGGAGCAATTTATATGCACGAAGGCGATGCTGAAAATGTTGTTTGCGGACCGTTTGAAATATTTCCTGATAGTTCTTACAATTCCGATATAGAGTTCTGCAAGAATATCATACATGCAAGAGCGGTTGATATTGATTATATTTATGACAATTGGGGAATTGATTTAATGGGTGAAAAGCTTAATGTATTTGCTCAGGGATTAAATGTCATGTCTAATTTAACTCATTCTTTAAGAGGAAATGACACTAAGCAAAAAGATAATGTTGTTATGCTCTATGAATTTTATGAAGTACCTACAAAAGATTACCCTAATGGCAGAGTGATGATTTGTTGCGATAAACATGATAAGTTACTATACGAAGGAGAGTTGCCTTATATAAATGGAGCCTACGGCAAAAGAGAACTACCTTTCAAAATGCAACGGTCGATTGTAAGGCCAGGGTATTTTTGGGGCAAGAGTATTATCGATAGCTTGATTCCTGTTCAGCGAAGATATAACGCAATTAAAAATCGTATAACAGAATATATGAAATCGGCAGCTATAGGAGTAATGATAGTTGACGAAGCCACGGCAGAATTAAATAATCTTGATAGTGAAGGAATCGCACCCGGAGATATGATTATTTACAATAAAAGCGATAATACTCAGGTACCAACATACATGCAACACCAAGGCATGCCGTCTGAGTTTTTCAATCAAGAGAATACTGACATGGCCAACTTTACTAAAATATCAGGTGTAAGCGAGATATCAAGAGATAGTTCAGCACCTACTGGGGTTGAAAGCGGAAGGGCATTGACAGTGCTCAATGAACAAGATGAAACAAGAATATCATTGACTGCTAAACAAATTCAGGACTGTATGCTTGAGGTTGCAAAGCAAACAATGTATTTATATAAGCAATTCGCTAACAATGAAAGGCTGTTGAGAATTGTGGGGCAGGGTGATGCTGTTAAACTATTAAGTTGGGGCAAAAACACCATAACAGCAGAAGATATAATAATAGAGGGTATAGCTAGAATAAGTGAAACCTTAACACAGAAGCGAAATATGATACTTGAATTAACCGGTATGGGAATGTTCAGGGATGATACAGGTCGTATTGATGATAGTAAAATACTTGAAATGCTTGAATTTGGAGATGCAAATGTAAGTATGGACAACAAGCGGCTTGAAAAAGTAAAATCAAGTGAACAAAACATTAAAATGTCAATGGGACAACCACAACCTGTGTATTTCTTTGAATTGCATGCAGTAGCAATAGATACTCATACGGAGTATATGCTTAGTGCTGAATATGAACAATTAGACGGTTCTATACAAATGTTATTCCAACAACATTTAATGGAACATATTCAATATATTCAGCAACAAATGATGCAACAGCAAATGACACAACAATCACAGGGACAAGCACAACAAACAAATAATAGAAAACAAGTAAACATTCAGGAGGGAGCCAATATATGAATAGTGAATTCAAACCATTTTTAAAACTTAATCTGCAGCACTTTGCAGAACCAGTACAACCACAAACCCAAGATGTACAACAGCCTGCAACGCAAACCGAACCAGCTGCAACAGTGCAACAGTCAGTAGTTCCGCCGCAAGGAACTTCGCAAACTACAGTTCAACAGTCCGTACAACCTGTAAACGCAAACATACCACAGGCAACACAAACGCCAACGTTCGATGTAAATGAGATAGTAAATAATATCTCGAACAGATTAGACCAAAGTTTGAATCAAAGACTAGCACCGATTGAACAAAGAATTAATCAGCCTACGCCAGAGCAGATTCAAGCGCAAAATGATAAGTTAAAACAAGAATTTGATAGTGACCCAGCATCGTTCATAAGAAGGATACAAGAAGAAGCCAAAACACAGGCGCTAAATGAAATTAAATCACAGTATGATCCTCTTATACAACAGACGCAGCAGCTTAATAATAAGTTGTCGTGGCAGGACAACGTAAGAAGTTTCATTGCAAGTAATCCGGATGCACAAAATGCTTTGCCGCAGATAACACAAATATTGCAAGAAAATCCGGGACTTATGCAGACAGCAAATCCTTTAGATGTTGCTTATAAAATTGCTATGTCTAACAATTTAATGGGTAATGGTGGCAATATAGTTCAAGGGGTTTTAAGTAATGAAGAATACAAGAAACAAATTCTTCAAGACCCTACACTCAGAGAGCAGATTATTCAGGAATATCAAGCAGGATTAAACAACGGAACACAGCAAGGATTACCACCTTTAATGGGTAATAATCAAAGTGGAACAAGCATACCTGCAAGTGGTGGGGAAATGCCTAGAAATATGAAAGAAGCGAAGCAAGCAGCGCTAAGGAGATTACAGTCTTACGGCAATATGAATATGCAATAACATTGTTATGAACACCTATATGGTGTTTTTTTATTGTCCCAAATAAGACGTTAAACTATTTGTTTAAAAAATAAAAAAATATTACAAGGAGAGATAATATTATGGGAATATCAATAGCACAGTTAAATGAAATTTTGCAGAAGGACTATTTACCTGGATTTGTAGCGCAATTAAATGAGCAAATGTCCTATTTTTACAAACTTATGGAGCAAAAAGAAATAGAAACAAGCGGTTCAGAGTTTACATTCCTTGCTACTTTTGGAAGAAGCGGTGGTATAGGAATGATTTCTGAAAGCGGAGATTTGCCAACTCCTAATGCGGCAGGCAGAAAACAAATTACTGCAAGTGCAAAAGATTTTGGTGCAAGGTTTGCTATTACAGAAAGATTAATAAGAGCATCTCAGGGAGCGGCTTTTGTTGATGCTTTAGATTTGGAAATGAAGGAATTGCAGAGAGATTCGAAGGATAACTACAACGTTCAGATGTTTGGTGACGGTTCTGGTATTAGAGCAACAGTAACAGCAGTTTCATCAACTGCAACACTCACAGTTGATGATGCAAGGTACGTATTTCCGAATCAAATAATTGACATCATAGATGCATCAGAGTTGCCTACAGTTACTAAACTTAAAAGCGAAGCAAAAGTCATTAATGTAGATAGGAAAAGCGGCACAATAACAATTGACTCAGCAGTAACTGTTGCTGTAGGAGATTTAGTTACTATTGCAAACTCTTATAAGGCTGAAATTACAGGGCTTAAATCGATAATGACAAAGGATAATACAATCTATAATGTGAACCGTGCAAATAACAAGTGGTTCAATCCAAATGTAATTGCTGCATCAGAATCGATATTACTCGATGACGATTTAATGGAACAAGCTTTACAAGAGGTTGATTTTGAATCCGGAAAAGAGCCAGATGTAATTTTGTCCGGTTATAAAGCTTATAGGGTATTGAAAAATTACCTGTCTGAATTCCAAAGATTCACAGAACTAGCAACAAGATATGATGCTGGGCACAAAACCATGTCCTACAACGGAATACCTGTTGAAAGAGATAAGTATCAGGCTAATGACGTTATGGACTTCCTTAACATGGATTCATTTAAACTTAGGTCAATTGGGCCATTATTTGATTGGATGAATAGGGACGGTTCAATCTTGAACAGGGTTCCTAACAAACCAGCATATGAAGCAACTCTATTGTCATTTGCCGAAATACAAAATGACCATCCAGCATCTAACTGCAGAATAAGCGGAATAGTAGCGTAACAGGAGGATTTATGAACAGAAAAGAATTGCTTGTCAAGCGCTTAAGAGAGAAAGGGTATCTTCACATTGAAGATGATGTATATGATATAGCTCAAAGAATAAGCGAATATGACGAAGATTTAATTCTTTTCTTTAATCCATATTTTAAAAGGTACGAGATACATTCTTGTACCTTTTTCCCTTCTTCAAGACCGACATATTGCGTTGGAACTGATATTCTTGACAGTAGGTTGTTGTTCAAGTTAAGAATGGCTGATAACAGAACAGAATACGGATTTAAAGAAAAGATGAAAGATATTGAAAAAGGTTACGAATTAGAAGAAACAAGAAAAGAAAAAATAACTGATGATATACAAAACGAAGTAAAAAAAGATGTAAAGCAAAGATTGAAAATGAAACAACACTTCACTATGGGGTAGGTGATTACTGTGAACTGCCAAGAAATTAAAACAAAGGCATTGCTATTATCAGGATTCAGAGATATGCCTAATAGTTATGTTTTATCATATATAAATGAATTATTATCAGAATTGGCAATGAAGTACGATTCCGCAGGACGAAAGAAAATAGCTTATATTGATGCTGAAAAAAGCGAATGGTACGATTTACCAAAAGATTGCCTTGCAGTAAAAAGATGTATTAATGACGAAAATAATTATGTATGCGACTATTTTATAATTGAAAACGGTCAAATACAATTCACAATATCAGGAAGCTACAAAATAGAACATATTGCCGCACAAAATTGTGTAATAAATATTACAGACATACCTGGAATAAATCTCGCCTATCATGAGGCATTAGCTTATGGTGTGGCATTTAAAGAAACTAACAGGATATTCATGCATGAAGATATGATACAAGGGAATAACAAATACCTGTTAATGCAGGAATATTTATTAAAATCTAAAGAAGCAAACGACAAATTATCAACAATGAAAAGGTCAAGAAGAAGAATCAACTATTCACCATTTTACTAAAAGCAGGTGATTTTATGGCATTGGAATACAAAGGCTATTTTGATTTTAGTGGCGGTTACAACGATTTAACCAGCGAAGATATACTAAAAGACAACGAATTATCTATGCTTGTTAATGCTGAAATAACCGAAAAAGGGGCAATTAAGATACGTAATGGCACTGTCAATATAAACGAAACTAGCAAAGGGTATGAAATAACTAGGCGTTATGAATATCTTGTACGAGATACTCCAAGAACACTTGAAGTTTATAACGAAAAATTGTACAAGATTACAGATGCAGGAGACGTTCTGCTACAGGATATTGGCAGCGATAAACCATATTTTTTAAGACAACAAGATGTTCTATATGTTTGTGATGGTGTCAATATCTATGAAGTAGGAGGAAAAAACTATTTTTCAAACTCCGGAACTGTTGATATAAAATTTGGCGATATTGTACAGATCGGGGATGATTTTTCAGCTACTGGTATTATAGGATATTTTTATCAAGCTCAAGCAAATTTGGGAGAAACTGATTTGTCTGCTGAGAATTATACTAATATTGCACGATGGGATGATGTAACAGATGTATTGGGCGCGACTTCAAGAATTGTAAGAACATTAAAGCCTTACGAAGCAGGCGAGAAAGAGGTTGTTCAAATAAGTGTGTTTAATGATGTTATTGACGGTGGTTATGTAACTGTAAATATTCACGGTTCAGAATATGATGTTAATGTATCAACCGGAGATACAGCAAGACAAGTTGCAACTAAAATCGCAAACGCTACTTTTCCGGGATATGCCGCAACCTCGAAACAGAATGTTGTAACTTTTAAAGCTAATTCAATAGGAATAAGAGAGGATGCTTACGCGGAAAGTTATGATACAGGAGTAAGCTTGGTGGTTAATACAGAAGTTCAAGGCAAGGAAGATGATAATATTCTTAATGAAGTACGCAACTGCACTAAGTTTGTTCAGCATACCAAGAGCGGTAGATATGTTGCGACGGGAAATCCCAAGAAACCTTCAGCTGTATACTTTAGCGAGCCTTATCAATTTAATTATTTTAAGCAACTCAATATATTATACCCTACTTCAAGCGAAGGTTCAGCTGTGTGCTTACTTAATCTATTGGATAGTATTGTTATAGGTTATAAACATAGTTGGTATGAATATACAGGCATTGAGCCAAGTGTTGATGGCACATGGCGCCGATTAGCTTTGCCGTATGGATGTGCTTCTGAATACAGCGTACAGATAGTTGATTTATATAACTTTATTTATCTTGCTGATAATGGGTTATATTTAGTAAGCGCCAATATATTGAATCAATACGGAGTTACAACACAAAATTCGAATACTGTGAAATGCATAAGTGATAATGTAGAAAATACAATTAGATCCATACCAAATAAATCGAAGTGCATTTCTACATATCACGATAACATATATTATCTTGCTTATACCGATAACATCGAAGGCAGCAATGACAAGATATTGCTTTACTATACAGATAAAAAAGCATATTCAATGTTTAAAAATGTTCATGTCAATGATTTTTTATATAGAGCTAATGGAGTATTGGAGTTCGCAAGCAAAAATTATGCGATGAAATTCGAAAACACAAAAATTGCTGACATAGACCCAATAACAGGCGAAGAGGTCCCAATTGAATTTATTATGTCAACTTCAAATTTAGCTTTGAACGACCGTATCGCTCATAAGTTCATAGATAAGATATTTATTCAAGCTAACATCGGCGCAGAGGATTTTGACAAGCATTTAAAGCTTGCAATTGCAATTGACGATATAGAGGTTACTTCAATACTTATTGACCTTGCAAAGCTAAATGAAGGCTTTGTGTGGGGTGACTTATGGGGCAGTCCATGGGGAAACTATTCAACGAATTTACAAAGTGCGTTTATACGGCAAACAGGAAACAGAATTTCCTTAACCTTTACAAATATAATTGACCCTCAAATTAACACAAACATTGTTGTATATGGCTTTGTGATAAGCTACAAGCCGTTAATAGCATATCAACCGATTGCCAACCTGGAATTTGCAAATATGCCTGATATACCGGAAGATGTAATTTTACCGTGAGGAGGTGGTATGATGCAGGAATCAAGGATTTTCAACGCAGATGTGGGTGATAGAAGTATCAACAATGCCGGACCGGATGCCATCGAAAAGGATTTGGACAATATTTATCAAAATAAAGCATGGCGAAAAGATGTGCTGACAAAGGATAATGAAGCGTTATATGTTCCTACAACACCATATAATCCGGCTACAAAAGAATATGTGGACAACAATAGCGGAAGCAATACTGAAATAATTAACAATAATATAAGTATAATCCAAACTGATGTAATAAGTGCCGATGTTGCTCAACTTATGAATGCGTGGATAACTAATTTATTTGTAGAAGTTCTTAATACGAATTTTGAAGATTATTTGACAGGCGTAAGAGTTGATAATGGGTATTTAATAGGCAATACAAAACTTGAAAGACGGTTTGTAAAGAGTGAAAAAGAAGGTATAAGACTCTATCAGCAGATTTTGTCTCTTGACTCGACAGATTTTATTCTCACAAACGGCGAAGATGAAATTCAAGTATATTACACCTCTGTCCGTGGAGCGTATGCCTATAAATTCTTTACAATTCAAAATCCTGTAGCGTTGGCAGGAGATTGGACAAAGAATATAAAGTACAGTCCATACAAAATTATTAAAGGTGAAGACGGGCTGCATTATTATACAACGCCGTCATATTCTCAAGAAGGTTACGAACATTGGGAAGATGCTTTGCCGCATTTAATACGCACAACTTCAACTGAACATAAAGTTAAGGTGAAAACTGTCGTTAATCAATATGAAAAATTCAGTGCAGAATTCAAGGACTTGAAAATAAATGAAGAAACAACTATTAAAGAAGTTATGTTGACCTTGGGTGTTGGTGACGGCGTTACGGAGAAATCAGCTAAGGCAGAAATATATAAATCTCAGACAGGTTTGCAATTAAATTATTATCGGTCAAACACTGGAGAAGTGAGAAATATAAGTATTGATGATAACGGAATCCATACTAGCATGCCTGTTTATAACGCTAATTCTAATATTAGGAATATCATCGTTACCACGGATGAACCTAATGCAAGCATGGGCAATGTGAATGATATTATAATTCAAGTTTAG